CTTTATAACCGCACCCTATGGACCAGTTCCACTTAGTACAACTACTGCAAGTCCAGATGAGGTAGATTATGTTGGCATTACTACATATTCTACATTTAGTGGAAGATCTTTCTTAAGATCTGGTGTACCAAATACAAATATCGAACCATACACAAATAATTATGTATTTGATGATGTTTCTACGCAGTTTACTGGTTTTAATACATCATTTAACTTAACCTCCGAAAATTCAAATGTAACAGGATTCTCAACAGATAATGCTATTATCTTGGTTAATCAAGTATTCCAAGGTCCAGAAAGAGACACATTTCCAATCCGTGTTGATGGAGATTATACATTAGAAGAATCTGTCGGTATTACCAGTATTAACTTCACTGGTTCAATCTCTTCAACAGCATATGACATTAATACTACAAATGTTCCTTTAGGTGGCGTTATTGTTTCTGTTGGTTCTACTGAAGGATTTGGTTATCAACCATTAGTGTCTGCTGGAGGAACAGCAGTTATTTCTGGTCTAGGAACCATTTCATCAATCAGTATTGGAAATAGTGGTTCTGGTTATAGAGCAGGGATTCAAACAGTTGTTAATGTTGGAGTCGCAACTTCAAGCACAGGAATTCCAAATATTGAGTTTATTGGAACTGCTGCTATTAGTGGTGGACATATTGTTAGTGTTGCCATTACAAATCCAGGAACTGGATACACAACAACCAATCCTCCTATTGTTATTTTCGATGATCCTTTATCATATTCAAATATTCCACTGGTTTATAGTTCTTCTTCCGTGTCTGGAGTTGGAACACAAGCAACTGTAGATATTGTTGTTGGACAGGGATCTAGTGTAATTGAATTTACTATTCGAAATACTGGATATGGATATGGTCAAGGCGAAATACTGACATTTGATGTTGGTGGAACTGTAGGAATTCCAACAAATACTTCACTTACATTTGATGAGTTCCAAGTTTCTGTTGAGTCAACATATTCAGATAGTTTCTCTGGTTGGTCTATTGGAAATCTGTTGGTCTTAGATAATATTGATTACCTATTTGACGGAACAAAAACTTCTTTCCCAATCAAAATAAATGGCATACAAAAAACAATAAGATCTGCTGTTGGATCACTTATTGATGTTGAAGAAACATTATTAGTTTTTATTAATGATGTTCTCCAGGTTCCTGGAGAGGGATACATTTTTAAAGGTGGAAGTTATATCACATTCACTGAAGCACCAAAGGTTGGAGATACAACAAAAATTCTCTTCTATCAAGGCACATCTTCTGTTGATGTTATTGATGTTGATATACTGGAAACCATTAAGAAAGGTGATACTGTAACATTAAATGACGATGATTATTACTATCAAGAAGATGAAAGACTTGTATATACTATCAATTCGACGGATACTATTGATACAAACCTTTATAATGGTCCGGGCGTTACTGCAAATGAATCTTATGAGAGACCAGTTAAGTGGTGCAGACAAACTGAGGATAAGTTTGTAAATGGTGAATATGTTGCTAAGGATAGACCAATTTACGAACCATTGATTTATCCAACTTCAACTATCATTCAACCTGTTGGTGTTGGTTCAACAATTGTTTATGTTGAAAGTGTAAAAACTTTCTTTGATAGTAAAAAAGAAAATTATGTAGATAGTGATGAAATTGCACTCATTTCTCAGGATTCATTGGTATCTGCAGCAGCAACTGCAATTATCTCTGATTTTGGTGAAGTATTGTCTATTTCAATAATAGACGGAGGACAAGGATATACAACTCCTCCTCAGGTAACGATATCAAATCCAGTTGGTCTTGGAACTACTCAAAGAGCACAATTAACAGCGTCAATTTCTGTTAATGGTGAGGTATCATCGATTGCTGTTGATTCTCCTGGAACAGGATATACAACAACCAATCCACCACAAGTTCTTATTGAACATCCAAATGTTGCATACGAAGCAAATTCTTCACAGTCATATGTTGGAGATTTTGGAAGTATTGTTGGATTTGGCACAACTACTATTGGTGTTCAAAATCAAATTATCTTTGATTTGTATATCCCACAAAATTCGTATTTGAGAGACACAACGATTGTTTCTTCGGCAACAACTGTTAGTGGATTAAGTTATGGTGATTACTTTGTTATTAAAGACAGTAATGTTGGAAGTGCCACCACATTTATAACATCATTGAGAAATAGTGGAGAAGTCATTGGAATTGGAACACAATTTGTTGATAATGTTTATCAAGTAGCAAATTCATTAATAGTTGAAACTAATATTGTAGGAATTGGTTCTACATATGTGACTAGAGTATTTGCAAATATTGATCAGTTCAATTCAGAGTCTTTCTCTTCCGATTCAATAACTTTTGATTCTACAACATACACATTTGATTCTACTGTTGGTTCTTATACCATCTACTCTGGTGGTATTTCAACATCAAGTTATTTTGGTTCTTATACTTGGGGAAAAATAACACTTGCAGGTGGAATTCAGTCAGAAACATTTAACTTCTACGGATCTCAAGGTGTTGGTGGAATATCAACATCTGCACTTGTAAGAAGAAGAAATCCACTGAGATATAACAACTACCTCTAATAAATATTTAAAAAATTTCAAAATGTCTAAGTTAGGGATAAGTACCGGAACAGCACCAAATGATGGAACAGGTGATAGTCTGTTATCTGGTGCAGTAAAAATTAATAGCAACTTTGATGAAATTTATAGTTATTTTGGTGACGGTAATGATTTAAGTTTCACTGAAAGCACTTGGCAAACTACATTATCTGGAATTAACACACTATCAAATGTTGGTGTTGGAACTACAAATCCAAGATTTGCATTAGAAGTTGGTTATGTAGGTGCTTCAGGAACTTCATTGTGGGTAAATGGTGATGCTAGAGTTACTGGAATACTCACAGTAGGACCAGCATCAGTTACCATTGATGGAGTTAGTAATAAAATTACAGTTGGTTCTGGAGTAACCATTGATGGTTCTACAGGTATCATTAGTGCAACTTCTATTATTCTTGGCGATTCTACAATCTCTGGTGCAGGAGTAACTTATATTACTGCTGGTAGTGGTGTTTCTATAGACCAGAATACTGGAAATGTAACAATCAGTGCTACTGGAGGAGTAGGGTCTGGAGTAACTTATATTACTGCTGGTAGTGGTGTTTCTGTAGACCAGAATACTGGAAATGTAACAATCAGTGCAACTGGTATTGCACAGACAGCAAATATTAATGCAGATTTATTATCTGTTTCTGGTGTTTCCACATTTGGTTCAGATGTATCAATTGGTGGTACTGTTAGTGTTGATGGTGTTTCCACATTTGGTTCAGATGTATCAATTGGTGGTACTGTTAGTGTTGATGGTGCAGTAAAACTTGCAGGTATTAATACTACTATTATAGGAACTGCAGGAACTATTGGAGAAATCAAACAAATTGGTGGAGCACCATTTTATTATGATGGAACTGCTTGGAGAGAGTTCTATCTGATTGATGCAGTTCAGGTCACAAATACTGCTGATACTGATTGGGATAATACAATTTTGAGAATGACTTTTGATGATTCGGGCGTTTTTGATGATTATAGATTTGGAGTAACTCCTACTTTGATAGGTTCTCCTACAAATACAACAGCTCCAGTAAAAATTGGAACAAGAGCTTTAAGATTAACAGATACCTCTCCTCAAGATGCTCTCCAGTATCCATATAGGTCCGAATATGATTTTACTGGTGAGTGGACTATGGAATTTTGGATTAATTTTAATAGTATTACCACCGATATTCAACTAACTGGAACTAATTCGATTATTTCTGTTGTAGATGCTGACGGTGCTAATAGTACTAATTCTTTTGCTCTCGGAGCAAGAGCAAACACTTCCAACACTGCAACAAATTTTGAGTTTTATTGGTATAATTATGAGCGTTCATCACCCCAAGAAGAGAGTCTCACCAATGTATTGACTAAATCAGATTATATAAATCAATGGCACCATATTGCTTTAGTAAGGCAACCACTTGATGGATCACTTCATTTTTATATTGATGGTGTAGAATCTGGTATTACTACTACAAGTTCATTTACTGATAATTCAATCAATCAAGATAGTAATAATGACTTGTTTATTGGTCGGTTCGATGGGAATCTAGATAATAGATATCTTGATGCTTCAATTGATGACTTAAGAATTTCTACAGTAGCGAGATATACATCTATTGGAAGTTCAACATCAACAACATTTAGTCCACCAACCACTCAATTACCAATTACTGGTTCAACAACAACTGTTGTAATTCCACCAACGGATAAAACTGGAGAAATTGGTCTTGGATCTTCAGCTTCTTGGAGAGGAACAACGGGTATTACTCCTACTCAAGAATCGAGTGGTAGTTATCGCTTGACATTTACATCATCATTTACAAATGCTGATGATTATTATGTCATAGCAAATGGTATAGATCAAGGTTTTCCTACTTATGTTGGTATTACAAGATCTACGACTCATGTTGATTTTACAATAAATAGACAAGACAATGATGATCCAGTAGATACTGGTTATATTGCAGTTCAGGTATTACTTCACTAATAAATAAGAAAAAAGTCCTATAAAAAATGGCAGCCATAATTACTGACCAACTTCGCATTTTAAATGCTAAGAACTTTGTAGCAGCGGCGACTTCATCTACAAATGCATATTATTCATTTGTTGGTTTACCAAACGCTACAGATTATTCATCCACTTGGGATCAAACACCTCCTGCACCAAAAGATTCTTTTGAGCAGGAGAATGATTATTGGGATACAATGATCGCACTGAAAAAAATCAGTGAGAGTGATGTTCGTCAAGTAGTTAAAAAAACTACTTGGATTTCAGGAACAACTTATGATATGTATCGTCATGACATTAGTAGAACCAATACATCAAAACCTTCTGGGGCAACCAGTTTATATTCTGCAAATTATTATGTTGTAAACGAAGATTATAAAGTTTATATTTGTCTTCAAAATGGAACTGACCCAGAAAACCCAACTGGAAGACCATCTTTAGATCAACCAACATTTACAGATCTTGAACCAAGAACTGCTGGTGATAGTGGCGACGGATATATTTGGAAATATCTTTATACAATCAAACCAAGTGATTTGGTAAAATTTGATTCTACAAACTTTATGCCTGTTCCCAAAGAATGGGAATCAAATTCTACAGATGCATCTGTTAGAAATAATGCCGCATCAAGTGGACAATTAAAAATTGTAACCATCGCCAATAGAGGTGCTGGTATTGGAACTGCAAATAGAACTTATACCAATGTTCCCATTAAAGGAGACGGTTCTGGTGCAGAAGCAACTATTGTTGTTAATAATGACTCTAAAGTTGAATCAGTAACTGTTTCAAAAGGTGGTTCTGGTTATACTTATGGGACTGTAGACCTTGTTTCTGGTAGTGTTCCTACTGGAACAACATCACCAGTGTTTAATGTTATTATTCCACCTCAAGGTGGTCATGGAGCAGATATTTACAGAGAACTTGGTGCTTATAATGTTCTGGTTTATTCTAGAATTGAAAATGATACGGAGAATCCTGACTTTATTACTGGAAACCAAATTGCTAGAGTTGGAATTGTAGAAAATCCCGAAGCATTTAATTCTTCAGTAACTTTATCATTAGATAAAGCAAGTGCATCGTATGCATTGAAGTTAGTTGGTGCTGGTTATAGCACTGCTACATTTACTGCAGACGAACAGATTACACAAACTATTGGGGTAGGATCAACTTCTGTTGGTAGAGTTATTTCTTATGACCAGAATACAGGAGTTCTTAAATATTGGCAGGATAAGAGTCTCGTTGGATTTAACACTGATGGATCTTTAAAAACAGACCCAACATATGGATATAATTTAAATACATTTACTGCATCACCAGCAACTGGAGGTTCTGTAAATATTATCGGCGGAAGTGTCACTTTAGGCATTGATACTAACTTTACTGGTCTCTCTACCACAATAAATAATAGGACATATTACCTCGGAAATTCTTTTACCAACGGTGTTGCTAATCCAGAAGTTAAAAAATATTCTGGAAACATAATATATGTTGATAATAGACCTTCTATTACAAGGTCAATAAATCAAAAAGAAGATATCAAAGTCATTTTGCAATTCTAAGGAATCATGCCCCAGGAAACTAATCTCAATACCGCTCCATATTTTGACGATTTTGATCCTCAAAATAATTACTATAAGGTTTTATTCAAACCAGGATACCCTGTTCAGGCTAGAGAATTAACAACTCTCCAATCAATGCTTCAGGACCAAATTGAAAAGTTTGGCAACCATATTTTTAAAGAAGGGGACTCCGTAACGGGTGGTGGAGTTCGTTACACCAATAATTTACCTTCAGTTATTGTTAATACGACTTTTTCTGGGATTAATGTATCTAATTATATTAGTGATTTAAATGGTAGCACCTTAATTGGTACAGTTTCTGGGGTAAAAGCAAGAGTTAAAGCACATTTGAATGAAAGTGCGTTTCCTGGCGAACCATATACACTATATGTAAACTATCTGTCATCATCTGGGGATAATACGACTTTTATTGAAGGCGAAACACTGGCAATTGAGACTGGTTTCTCAAATGATGTAGTGTCTTTCCAAGATGGAGAGAATGTTTTAAATATTGTTGCAGAAAATGCACTGTCACTCGGTTCTATGGCAGTGCTGACAGATGGTGTTTATTTTGTTAGAGGATATTTTATCAATATTCCAGAACAAACTATTATTCTGGATCCATATAGCAATGTTCCGTCATATAGGATTGGATTAGAAGTTTTTGAAGAAGTAATCAATTCAGATATTGATCCAAATTTAAATGATAATGCAAAAGGATTTTCTAACTACACTGCTGCTGGTGCGGATAGATTAAAAGTCAGAGCGTATTTGGTTAAAAAACCACTTGATGATGAAAAGTATGAGAACTTTATTGAATTGATGGTGGTCAATAATGGCGATATTACTGCCATAAGAAAGAATACACAATATAATGAAATTGCAAAAGAATTTGCAAGAAGAACTTACGATGAATCTGGGGATTACTATGTAAATCCACCTTCAATCGTTGCAAAAGAATCTTTAAATAATTTAGTAGGAAGTCAAGGTGTATTCCTTGAGGATCAAACAACTTATAATGGAAATGCCCCTTCAGAAAGTTTAGGAACATATACTATCAGCCCAACTAAGGCATATGTTAGGGGTTATGAAGTAGAAACTGTCAGTCCAACATATTTGGACTTTGAAAAACCAAGAACTACCAAACTTGCAGAAAACCAGAGCATAAATTATACAACTGGTCCAACATTTTCTCTTAATAGAGTAAGTGGTTCTCCAGTTATTGGTATTTCAACTACTTATACAGTAAGTTTGAGAGATTCTAGAATTGGTGCTTCTCCTACTACTGCTTCTGGAAAGGAAATTGGTGTTGCTAGAGTTTATGACTTTGCTTTAGAGTCTGGCGCATATGATGTTGCAGATTCTAACCTCAATGTTTGGGATACATCATTATTTGATATTCAGACATATACTGAAATTACTTTAAACGAAAATATCACTTTAGACACTCCAACACACATTAAAGGAAAAGCAAGTGGAGCAACTGGTTTCCTCAAGTATGCAGTAACAAACTCAGGAATTATTACAGCATATAATATAAAAGGTTCTTTTGCGCTTGGTGAAAGTTTTATCTTCGATGGAATAGAAAATAATAGAGTTTCAACAGCAGTAACTGCATACGGAACTAATGATGTAAAATCCATTTATGGTATTGTTGGTGCAGCATCTACTTTTAATGGTGATGTTATTCAAAGTTCAAATAATGTTATTGGTCTTGTAAACATTAGTGCAGGTTCTGGTGGAATCAGTACAGTCACTAATGCAGATTTATCAAAATACTTTATCGGAATTGCTACTGTTGGTAACTTAGTAGCATATTCCAATCCAGGATTGTCTGTTCCAACTTTTTCCAAAGTAGAATCAATATCACAGAATTCACTTACTCTGTCTAGCGTCACATCAGTATCTGGAATTTGTGATGGAAATCTCCCAACTACAGATATCAATCCAAGCGACTTTAGAATTCTGTCTTCTAATTTCCAAGAAACATTAGACAAGACACTATACACAGTTCTTCCAAAACAGAAAGTTTCTTCTGTAGATTTGACAGATTCTAATCTTACAATTAGAAAGCAGTTTGATGTTACTATTTCTTCAAACTCTACTGGAGCGGTTATCTCTGGTTCTGATGAATTGACTTTCTTGCCTTTTGATGAAGAAAGATATGTTTTAATGAGAACCGATGGTTCTACAGAAATTTTAACTGAAGATAAGTTTGTATTTACGAACGGAAGTAAGACATTAACTATTAACGGTTTAGGTACTGATAGTCCTGCAAAGTTAATTGCTACGCTAAGAAAAATTAATGTAAAGTCGAAGATTAAGAATAGAAATAAAGTAAAGACAATAACAGTTACGAAATCCAAGTATGAAAAGTCTGGTATTGGTGCAACCACAGCAAATGATGGTTTAACCTATGGACCTGGATATGGTATGAGAGTTCAGGACGAAGAAATTTGTCTGCTTGTACCAGATGTATTTAAAATTCACGCTATTTTTGAATCTTCAGGAACATCTGATGCATCCTTACCAAAACTGACCCTCACCCAGTTATCTGGTCCCACGAATAAAACTGGAGATCTTTTAAGTGGCGAACGATTTGAAAGCGAAACTGGATCATTTGTTGGTTTATATGTTGGTGCAGTTGATGATTTAAATATCAACTATATTAGATTAAATAACAAAACCTTATCTTCTGGTGATGTAATTACTTTCAAAGAATCAGGAATAACCGCTGTTGTTTCTATAAATGATTTAGGAGATAATGATATTTCTGATAATTACTATCTTGATAATGGTCAAAGAGATACTTTCTACGATTACTCAAGAATAGTTAGAGTTCCAACATCAAAAGAACCAACAAGAAGATTAAAAATTGTTTATGAGTATGCTGATTTCTCAGCATCTGATACTGGTGATATAACAACTGTCAATAGTTATGGAGAATTTGACTATTGCGATCTTCCTAGAATCAATTCTGTCAGTGTTTCTGATATTATTGATATTAGACCAAGAGTTTCCGAATTCTCATCAACTACATTATCACCATTTGAATTTAATGCAAGAAACTTTACTTCTGCAGGAAATTCTGCTGCAAATATTCTTGCTTCTGATGAGTCAATTCTTCTTGACTATTCATTCTACTTACCAAGAGTTGATAAAATCTTCTTAAGTAAAGATGGAACTTTCCAACTTATTAAGGGTGTTCCTGCCGAAGTTCCTATTCTTCCAAATAATATTGAAGAAAGTTTAGAAGTTGCAACAATAACTCTTCCTGCATATCTTTGTAATGCAAATGAAGTTAATATTTCTGCTAATAGACATCCTAGATATACGATGTCTGATATCAAGGGTCTTGAGCAGAGAATTAAGAATTTAGAATTTTATACATCACTGTCATTATT